TGTTCCAGGTTTACGCGGAGCAACTTTCAGAACCTTGATCGAGACACGCTCATCAAACTTAATCTTCGGCACTGCCTTCTTGATGTCACGCTGTATGCGTCCCTTCGTCTTGAGCGCATTCAACGCAATGTCCTTCTTCCGTTCCAATTCAATCTCCATGAAGCGGCGAAGGCGTCTGGCTTCCTCGCTCTCCTCCTTCTTCGCCATCATGGTGGACATCGGAACAATCAGAACATTCTTCCATGCCTCTCTCCGCTCCTCTGCCGTCATGATGAGGAACGGGCAACCACTATCCTCGATAATGATTGCCTGTCCCTTTGTCAGCTTGAAGGTTTTCAACTTGTTCTTCTTACGATACGCATCAAACACTTTCTGTGCGTCCATCAGCGGCCTCCATTGAGCAGACGGTCAGCAAGAACCTTCGCCACCCGATCTGCGATTGCTTCGTGTAGCTCCTCGTCAGCCTCCACGTGCTCCTCGACACAGGCTTCAATGAGCTTCTCTAATCCGTCAACGTCCTCTGCGTTGATTGATTGTTCACGCATTGCGTAGTCGAGTGAGCTACCAATCGCTTCATCGAGGCCCATGATGTCCTGCGTGCGGACTTCGATCTGCCCGTGTAGGTACTGGATGACGGCATCAGCTGCGCCGTCCCTGTTCAGCGCCCAGTTGATAGCTCTGATTGTAAGTGCGTCCAGCTTCTTCTTCAACCAGACGCGGACAGTGTGGACTTCATACTGTAGTTTCATCTTCAGAGTTTGCGTGGCCATGTTGGCCTCCTATGTTGAGAGAAAAGAAAGTGACGGCTTGTTTGGTTTCACTGGCATGACTACCTCATACCTAAGCAAGCACCAGAACCAAACCTTGTAGCGCCATTATCGCTTGCCCGTTGCCGTCGCGGATGCAGGGAGTGCCAAGCTTGCTTAGGTGACTGATTCCTCAATCTCCATCATCTCGCTGGGTGTAAGATAATGATCAACCATAAAGGTAGGAAGCGACAGCAAGCAATCTCCGTCGTGATCGTGCGGCTTGATACCGTCCGTGACGAGGATGATGCCTTCAGTAACCCCATCGTTGATGTCCTGTACATGGCTACCAAGTATCCATACACGGCTCCCGGTATGGAGAACGATGGCGTGTGTTCCGTTCCAGCCCATGCCACGCTTCGCTAGTGCTGGCACGAGTGTGACGTGAGTGTGAACCTGCTCGATGTATTCTTTCATGTTAGCTCCTCTTCACAGGGACGATGGTCACATCGAACATCGACAGCTGAATGGCATCGCTGACTTGAGCCTTTGATAGAAGCTCAGCCGGTTTGAAGTGGAGACTGTTAGTGATCTTCTCCACCCTGTACATCTCCTCCCTCGCTTCCTCCGCAGTGGTTGCGTTGAAGCGGTTGTGGGGGAAGGATAGCGTCAAAGTTGTTTTCATTTCTCTCTCTTTCATTCGTTTGAGTGATTCTCGAACATCATGATCAACTAAACAGCTTACAACCATCAATCCCTCCACGTTGACATTTCAGTCGCGACACGCACAGCCAGTTCGCTGTTACGCTGCGCTGGGTTCTCAATCAGATACTCCTTCGCAAGGCGCGCAGCGTCCTGACGGTCCTTGTCAGAGCCGCCAGTTATCCACTCGCGCATTACGATGTCAGCAATCTCTACAGCACGCTCATCAATGTTGTTCATTTCAAACTCCATACCGCTGGCGCTTCTGATTGTAGGCAGTGACTGCTTCCGGAAGCGTTGCGCAATAGTCACCGTAATGAAAGCCACCGTCCTCTGAATTGAAGTAGTGAACAGCGAACGGATGATGTGGGTTAGGAATACGGCAGAGCGTCACTGTGCTCCCTTCGCTATTCGCGCACCACTTCTCGACAGCCCAGCCTTTATGCTTGGCCGCATCTACTGGATGAATGGTCATGTAACTCTCCTCTGGTTGTTGTGAAGACCGGATGGCCTTCGTGACGCGGCTCTCTCTGACAGAGCCGCGCTGCGAAGATCACTTCCTCACGTTACGATCTTCAACGATGTAGCGTTGAACAGCAACCTCTGCTTCCAGCTCAGTCGAGTGCCGGCTGAGGATGATGCTGAACGGACCAATCACTAGCCACGCTCCATAGTGGCCCTGCTTGATGCGATACTTCTTCGTCATGTTAGCCTCTCCTGTTAAGATGCGATGCGAGCAATGTGACAACCAGCGCAGTCGCAATCACCCGCGTGAGCGGAGAGAGGGAGCGCCGCATTCAGCGCAGCGACTGCCGCGTTGATAGACTTCTGATCGCCCTTGGTAGAGATGATCTTGAACTGATGACCACTCGACATTCCGTCTCGCAGGTCACGGCGTTCCTGATCTACCACTTCGCGATCATAGTCTCCAAACTCAATCGCCCACGTTTCATTCTTGTGCTCGCGTGTCAGCAGTGTGTAGTATGTCGTCATGTTACTCTCCTATTGAAGTGTGGCGCCCTGCCGGTTGACAGGGCTTCTACCACTAGTTGATCTCCCAGATGTCGCAGATACGAAGTGCCTTGTTGACAGACCAGTCGAGCGCCTGTCCACCCTTCACTGTTAGGATGTGGCCACGCGAGCGAAGCAGGTATGTCTTGTTTTTATCCCACGCATTCGGAAAGCGGCGTGGATGATGCGATGTAACACCCTTCAGGTTCTTGTGGTTGCCAGGGTACTGATCGACGAAGAAGCGTAGCGGAACAATCGTGGCAGTCTTGCCAAGGACGCTGATCGCTTTCAGCGTCTGGAAGATGTATGTGCCCTTGCGCTCCTTCCGTCCCTGTCGCTTCAACTCAGCGTGAGCGACAGCGTATGGTACATCACACGCTAGTGCGACTGCCTTCACTGCGCAGTCGTTAGTCTCGTTGAATGTCATCGCCTCGTCAGCGAGCTTCAGGAACGCTTCAGGGCGGCTTACTCTTTGAATGGCAGGCATTGTGGCTCTCTCTCTGTTAGATTTTCGAAACAGTGGCCTTGCGGATGAGATACCCTTCGGCATCTTTCTCATCCATCTTCTTCTTCATGGCCGCCTCAGCAGCCTTCTTCGTCGAAGCGAGACCAGTGTGGCGCTCGTCTTCACCGTCGATGTTAGCAAACATAGTCCACTTGTACATGGTAGTCTCCTCTGGTTGGGTTTCACTACAGAGCCGTCCGCTGTCACCGGGCGGCTCGATGCTGAAACTCAGAATCATCGGCATGTAACAGAACGCCTATGCTCGCTCTGTGGCGGCGGTGGCTCGATCTGTTTGATGGTTGATTCGGATATTCCGGCCAGCGGTAGATGAACCGCTGTGTTCCGCTTTTCATCTCTGCGGAACCTTGACCCGTCCTGGACGGACCAAACAGAAGCCTGCAAAGCCGAGGCTCGTTTACTTCTGGTTGATCCCAGGCTCCTGTCTCTCTTACCTAACAGAACTCGCTACTGCGGCTGTTGGCGCTTGGAGACTTCGGAGGACGTACACCGGGCCATCGGAGCGGGGGAGGCGTTCGCCATCTCATGCCGTTTCGACACCCCTTTATGCCCTAAATAAAGAAAGAAAGAAAGGGTTATTTCACCAGCCGGGTACGAATATGGGCCCAATCCCAGCCGCTAGGGCCACCGGCCCAGAGCCCAATTAGGAGGGCGCTAGGGACGGCCTTGCAGCCGCCCTGTGCAAGGGACCGGGCGGCCAGCCCGTCGAATAGGGAACAGCCGGAGTGTGTCCGGACGGCCACGAATGCCCGCCCTCCGTTCCGGCGGTAGCGCTCCAGCCACGCTATCTGCTCTGGGCGGACGGCCACCGCGTTGGCCTTAGTGGCCTTGTACTCTATCCACCCGGAGACGCCACCCGGAAAGATGTAATGGCTGTCTGGTATTCCTCTACCAGTAGAGCCTGTCTCTATCGACTGCCAGAACGCATCAGGCAGATGCGTCCGGAATATCTGCCTGAGCCCGCCATCAATCACCGTCCATGTCTCCAAGATATTTTATGTTCTGAATCTTAATCATCCTGAAGTCATCAGGCACAGTTCCCTTTATCGCGTACAGCGCAGAGCCAGCGCGTCCTCGCTCTACCACTCCGCGTCCAAGCTCATCAAACTTCCACGTGTCCACCTTACAATAGATTTCATCCGTGTCATCCCGGACGAACAGATTGAGGTATGCGGTCTTGCCAGTGAGCACCCGGCCATTACGCTTCGCCACATTGATCGTCTCATTCACATCGCGTGGTACGATGCGCCGCGCAACTCCAAAGATAAGGACACTGCCACGCTTGCCCGGCTGCACTTCCTTGATTGGAACCGGATCACTGACGATGTTGCGCGCCGCAGGATCAGGCAGCAGCTTTTTAATCCTGTCAGCAACCGGGTACAACGAATCAATATCAGTCTTTGCGTTTGCCAGTGTTGATTGGAGACCGGGTTTCAATTGGAGGTTGGCTTCACGCGCCTCTTTTATCTCGATCACTTTCTTCGGACCAATGCCCTTTACGTTTTGTAATGGGCCCACAAGAACGCGAGACCCATCCTCACGCGTGATAGGAAGCCAACGGTCAATCGAGCGATCAGCATCGATGGGGATGTATTCAATTCCTTCTTCCTTCATCTCTCTCAGCAAAGCGATCTGGCGCGTTGGATCTGTTTCAGCATCGAGCGTGGCCGCAGCAAACTCGAATGGATGATGCGACTTCAACCAGCAGCACCAGTACGACACGAGGCCATACGCAACAGCGTGGCTCTTATTGAACGACCAAGAACCATACGCGCAAAGATCATCCCACACCTTGTCGAGCACTTCAATTGGTATTCCCTTTGCGCGTCCTCCCTTCTTCCAACTGTCGCCCCACTTGTTGAAATGTTCCTTGCCAAGGCTCGCACTCATGCTCTTGCGGATAGCAGACACATCCTCCCAGCTTAGGTCTCCAATGGCGCGACCAATCTGCATTACCTGCTCTTGATAGATGACAACGCCTTGTGTGTTCTCCATGTATGGCTCGAACAGTGGATGCGGGTATGTGATAGGTTCAACGCCATTCTTTCTCCGCACCCATGTGTTGGCACCACCAGACACAAGTGGTCCCGGTCTCGCCAGCGCTGTCATCGCAATGATGTCATCGAGGGAGGAAGTCTTGATTTGTTTCGCGAGGGATTGAAGCGCACCGCCATTGAATTGAAATATGCCGGAGAAGTTGCCCTTGTTGATAACATCGAATGCTGATTGATCATTCAATGGTAGTTGTTCGAGCCAGCCACTGATAGGAGGAACGCCAATCAACTCTAATGTCCGTTCAAAGATCGACAGCTGTGTGAGGCCCAAGCAATCAATCTTCTGCAGGTTGTACGCTTCCGCGTCCTTCTTATCACACATGACGCTTTTTGTACGGCTGTCAATCGCTACATAGTTGATGATTGGTTCTTCCGTTATCACAACACCAGCCGCGTGCTGGCTTGCGTTGTTGGGATGGCCTTCCATTCGCGTGGCAATCATTGCCTCTGGATACTTCTCCTTGAAGGCGCGTCCCACTTCCGTATCATTGAACGTATCTTCCATTGCCTGAAGCGCTCTCGCGTCTCCGGAGGAGCGGACCACGATTGAGTCTGATAGCTTCTCAACGTCCCACTTAGGGATACGCAGAGCAATGCCAGCTTGGTTGATGGCGGAGCGAGGCTTGAACAGACCGACTGTGCCGAGGCGCGCAACTCTTTCCTTCCCATACTTCTCCTCCACATATTGAAAGACCTTGTCACGTAGCTGGTCGCTGAAGTCAATGTCAATGTCTGGTAAGTCAGAGCGTGTGGTGTCGATGAAGCGTTCAAAGATAAGGTTGTACGGTATCGGATCAATGGAAGTGATCTTGAGCAGGTAGCAAACGAGAGAGCCGCAAGAGCTACCACGCGCAGGACCAACAATCATTTTCTTCTTCGCGAATTGAATGATGTCGCTGATGATGTAGAAATAGTCTTCAAATTGCTTTTGTTCTATCAGCGCCAACTCTCTATCAAGTCTCGCCTTGTAGACTTGATCAGCGAGATTGATTCCCAACTCAACCGCTCCCTCCTCACACATTGCGCGCAACGTCTTTGGTTTATCAGGCACGAGGAGATTTGCGCGGTGGATCTTCGCAACACACATTGCGGCCGCACGCTCCCGGTTCTTGATTGCTGCGTCCTGTTCCTTCTTCGAAGCAATCCATTGAGTTGCTTCGCGCCATTCCTCATCCGTCAAGATGTGCTGGGGATATGATTGAGTGTGAGAGAATTTGGTTCCAAGTGTGACGCGATAGAACTCAAGGTCAGCAGCAGTGGGATAGTAATTGTCCGATGTGGCGATGAACTTCAGCTTTGCTTCCTTCGCCAAGTTGAACAACCCCTTTGGTAGGGACGGAGAGAGACCGACAAAGAAGTTGTCTGTGTCGCCATCGAGCTTATCAATCAACAATCGTTCACCGCTGATCTTGATCAATCCCTTCGCTGCCAACGCTTCGCGATATGTTATGTGTGCTTCCTTGCCGGCGTGCGCAGTTGCGAGACCAATCAATTCATGCAGCGGACGCAAGCTATCAATTGCGAAGAATGTCCAATAATCAAATGTGGGCTTCTTCTCCTTCAGTGCGTGCGTGACGGCAAGCTCCACACCGAAGATAGGTCGTTTGTTAAGTTTGTTCCAGCGATTGAAGCCGAATGTGGATCCACGATCTGAGATTGGTTGATACGGATACGGAATGGCGGCCGCAACTTCCTTCAGATGACCAACTGCGGTGCGGAAGGAGTAACCTGTTCTAATCCTCATCTGTCCATCTCCCTTTCAATTCATTCAGCAGCGCTCTTGCGCGCATCTCTATCGCGGTCCATTCACGCCTAGCAATCATAGTCTCTAGCACTTCAACTATTGACAACGCGCATCCCCATTGATTGAGCCTTCTCCTCGAATGGAATTAGCAAGCAGCATTTATCAGACTTACAATCAGGAGAGTTGCGCTTGTGTGCGGCGGACAGTGCCGGTGTTGCTGCGTTCTCTACCCACGCAACGATATCCTCCTTGCGTCCGCGATAGCGCACAACGAAGTCACCGAAGCCACACTCACATTCGTACTTACAAACAAGACCGTCTTCAGTCATAGCATACCTCTCTTGAACAGTTCAATTGCGATACGCGATAGCGCCATGACATCTACTTCAGCGCGGTGAGCAACCTTCATCTTCTCATTGAACAGGTGTTCATACAACGCACTCTCGCTGAGACGGAAGCCTTTCAAGTATACTGTTTGTTCAACTGTACATAAGCCTCGTGGCCACTTGATAGAGAGACCAGCGCGGCTCATCTCCTTATCAATCATCTCCTTGTCGAAGGATAGATTGTGAGCGATAACACAGATTGAACTTTCAATTTGTTTCTGTATCTGAGAGGCGACAGTAGCAAATAAAGGAGCGTTCGCAACCATCTCCATATCTATGCCTGTGATGTTTGTATTCTCCTCCGGGATTGTGCGTGATGGCTTGACAAGGGTAGCGAATGGAACACCTATTGTTCCCTTCGCCAAATCTACAACCACACCGCAATACTCAATCACTTCCGGAAACATTTCATCACGGATCATTCCATTGATAACAAGGCCGGTGGTCTCCGTATCAAACACGAGTGCTTTCATCGAAGTCCTCCAGCAGCGCGCAGTACACAGTTGCGTCGTGAATTGAATCGGCGTGACCCTTCTCCCATTGAACAGCATAGCGGCAGAGTTTGCCAACAATCCATGACATGAGATGGTAGCGTGTTTGATCCCGCGCAGTATCGAGCTTGATGCCTTGAGGGAACATAGCAAGCATAACATTCCCGGCTCGCACATAGTTGTCGCCATACAGCTTGCCACGCTCGCGGAACGTCTCCGCTGCCTTGTCAAGATAATCAGCAGCACTCATCGTTGGCCTCCTGCCATGTGTATGTTACTTCCTGAAAGATAGTCAGCCTTGCCTGATATCAGGAATGAAACTGTATCGGCAATTTCCTCCGGCTGAAGCCACTGCGCCTTTGGTAGGACAGCGCCCCAGTAGTTCTCTGCTTCCTCCCGTGTCAGTCCGCGATAACGCATCAAGTCAATTATTGTTTGTTCAGTCATCGGCGTTCCCTCCGTGTTAGAAGGATGAACGCAGAACACATTGTAACCTTTCGGCGCAAGCTCCCATGCCATACACTTCGCTGCGTGAGCAAGTGCAGCCTTAGCAGCGCAATATGGTAGGCTGCCATTCAACACATTACAATACGCCATTGAACCGATGAATACAATATACTTCTTGTATGACGCGTTGATTGTGTTTGTTACGAAGCGGCGCGCAGTCTTCAGCGAGCCAACGACATTTACATTGAACATCTTTTCAATCTCGTGGTCCTCCTGATCTTCAAACCAATTGAGCGATGTGTAGCCATTGGCGAGGATCAAGACATCGGCACCCTTTCCAAACTCATCATAGGGAGAGTTGACATCAAGCTGCGATGTCAGGGAGAAGGGAATTGCTTTTGCTATCGCCGCTCCTATGTTTGTCCTGAATTTGGTTTCATCGAAGTCAGCACCAACAACAATCGCTCTCCGCTTCGTGGCAAGCGGTTTGTTAGCATGATGCGTCTTTGTCGTTTCAATGTAGCTTGACGAGACTTGATCCTTGTTCATATCTTCACCAACTGTCCTATCAGAGCAAGATTGCGTTCAACAATGCCGGCGATTAGTTGGAAATGAACTTTCATCTTCCAACTCCCCGCCACGTCATAACCCACAGAGCCAAACAGGTTCTTGAAACTATCCTCGCACCAAGCGCTCTGATGTGTTAGGTCTTGTGCGTGTAGGTTGGATGTGTAGTAGGGTACACAGTAGTTCATTACGCCGTCCGGTTGTAACACACGCTCTGCTTCGCGGAGGAAGGCAATGGCTGTGTTGCCATGGAGATGTTCGAGGAAGTGATAGCAGTGAATGGTTGATACTGTCTCATCCTTCGCGGGTATCCGATCACGAGGGAACACCCAGTGCGGTAGGCCCAGCGCGATAGCTCCCGGCACCTTCCACGTTCCAGATGAACCGATATCATACACAATGCCGTATTTGTTTGGTACATATAGCGGCGGCAATTCGCGCTTCATGCCTAGTCGAAACAAGTCTTGAACAGTGAACATCAATCTCTCCTCGCGTGAACTTGTAACACTGTGATGCCAGCCTCACGGAACGCCGCGCATACATCATCGCGATCTTCAAGTATGAAAGCAACGTTGTCCTTGAGGCTCTTGTATGTTTGTAATGCTAGGTCCATCTTCAGCTTGGGAGACGGATCATAGCAGTCATCAGGCCGCATCAGTATGGCGTCGATTGGAATGCCATGCCTGATAAACCAGTTGAAGGTTAGATGTCGCCACTTCTCCGGACGCGCAGTGATACCAATCAATTCATAATCAGTGGCGAGGGAGCGGAGGAGATTGACGACATCAGCCACCGGTTCATCGTTGATAGATGCGGCGTGATACTCATCCCACTCGCCTCCAATCATGTGGTCTCGATTGAAGGCATTGGAGATGGTGTGATCAATATCAACTAGGACAATCTTGCGCATTCCGCCTCCATCTCGTCAGCCGCCTTGCGCAGACGCACAATGCTAACAGACAGTTCATCCTTCGACATCTTCGCTCCTCTCAGGGATATTGTACCTGTTACAAGATGTAGCTCGTGTAACCATGCGATCCAGTTCATGGCTTCACTTCGCCTTTGCTGACACGCTCCGCAAATTGCAAAAGCTGATCGAGAACGGGAGCCTCAAGCGCAATCATATGATCGACGCCGCCACGATCTGTACGCAACCAAATGTGCATGCCATCGAAGGACGCATACACGCCGTCTCCAATGTAGTGTTCATTCTCTCTCATCCCCATGTTCCCTTCACCTTGTCAAGCTCCTTCAGCGCGTCCGCTATCTCACCAGATGGCGTAGCAGTACCAACCAGAGACTTGAGGAAGGCATCGAGCTTCGGCGTGGACTTGCGCTCTGGATAGAGGAAGGAAGATGTCCATGGATGAACAGACATAACCTCACACGCCATCTCGCGAACAACTGAAGCGTACTCGCCTTGAGCGCGAAGGTTCTCACGCTTGCCAACAAGGTCCGCGAATGTGCGCAGGTTGTACTGGACTGTCAGCGGACTTTCCGTGGCCATTGGTAGGACAGAGCGTGCATCTTGAGTTGGTATTCCGGCCTTGATCAGGAACGCATAGAAGGCTGCGTTGTCTTTCATATGCTCCTTGTACACATCAATCAATCCGGACTTTTGAATTGTATCCGGGATCACATAGTCAAAGTCTGATTGATCGACGGTCCTCTGTGTCATCACTGCGAATGAAGCGCCAACGCGAGTGCGTGTCATCTGATCGCAGCATGCGCGGCTAATGCCGGAGACCTTGAATGTGTAGTCAACAAACTCCCACGAGGAGCGTATTGTGTTTGATATGTAGAGCAACTCATCCTTGAGTTGGTCTTCATTCATCGCGGCAACCTTCGCGAAGATGTCAATGCCTTTTGCGAGGCGCGTATTCTTCGCGATGATCAGCTTGCGGGCAGCGTACCATTCATCAGGTGATTCGGCTCCCGTGTAGTCTATTAGTTTGATCTTCATAATTTTACTCCTCCTATTTCCAGAATGTATCAGGCAGATCAAGTACCAAAGCCTGTTCATCTTTATGAAAGACAGCATCTTCCAATTCAACTGTATCAGCTACCTCTGCAATTATTCCCAGAAAGCTTGAATTGATGCGACGGTTTAATTGTACACGGTCACTGCTTTTGTTAGGGGTCTTTAGAAGGAGAGGCCCTTTCATTCCCCCAGCTGGCTGCAGAATAATCTTTTTATCTTCTGGAACAACAGTCAGTTTGATTCGTCCTTCAAAAATGCCATCTTTTATTTCTGATACAAATCCATACTCTGTGGCCTTTTCAAGCGGAATGCGAAGATGAAAATCAAATGCGATCTTTTCCTTTTTATCTTTACGCTTGCTATTCCAGGCCTCAATAAATTCACTTTTCGTTTTGCGGTCTCGTTGTTTGTTGTTAATAACAGTTCCCTTTTTTAGAAGCTCTAACAGTGTCAAGGTCTCCTCCTTTTTTGATATGGCCGCTTTAATCATTGACTGACGGACATGATAGTACGCACTTCTTCTATCATCAGATGCCGGCTTTCTTATTAAGTTATTGGCAGCAATTAAATTAGCAACAATCATTTTATCAATTGTTACTGGTCCATCATCAAAGGGGAAAACTATATGACTTGCCTCTGCCATTCCTTCTTCTGATATTTCAAAATCGTCATACAGCTTTCCTTTTGAAACACGTAATGCTCCGTCAATTAGTACATTCGGGCGGATGTCTTTCATTTTCATCTCCTCTGCTTTGCTTGGTAGCGGTCACGTGCCCAGCGCTCGATCAGCCGGACATCATTGACCAGGTCATCGAGTAGTAAGTTGGGACGCCATGTAGCGAAGCGGCCCAACGAAAAGATATTGTATGCGTCTGTCGCCCAGTAGATGAACTCCTTGCGCGCCACATCGTCAATGGGATTGATCTTCGCGTATGTCTGGCGATGCGCTGTTACATCTTCTATTCCCTTCGATGGAATGCCAAGGAGGCCCAGCGCCATCGAGGCAATCAACTTGTGCCGCGTCTCGTTCATGTTCGCATCGTTCATCTCGACTATCAATTCATTGCCTGTGATTGATATGCGGGAGAACGGGAGGACAGGATCAGGGACTGCCAATGAAACATAGGCGTCAGTATCCGGGAGGACAACACGCAGGTTGACACCTTCACGATAGGAGAAGCGGACATCAGGCTTGTTCGGATAGTCCAGCAGTTCCATCAACACCGGCATTGGTATGGTTGATATTGTTAGCTCACCGCCTTCCCTGCTTGGCGGTATCCATTCCTTGTTGAAGGCAATCTCTGCACGCTCTGCCATTTGGTTGATGAAGTCAGGAGGAGCAATGAAGCGCTCCGCTACTGTCATGCCAGCGATGATTGAACGGTCAGAGCGCCGCGTTCCGGTATTCTTGAATGAGTATGACAGCGCATCGGCCACTGGGTTCTGCCAAGGCAGCGCGGTCTTGATCAGCGTCACCTTCTTGAACGGTATCCCAAGCACATCGCCCACCTGCGAGGAGCGGAAGCGTAGCACAGCGCTGTGATTGTTTGGTAGCTTAGGCTGGGCCTCAATGATAGTTGACTTCCGGATCATGTTGGCAGCCAGCAGTCCTGCCATCCCGGCACCTATGATGATCATATCTCTCCCTTCCATATCTTGAGCAGCACTTCATCATCCAATCCGCGGTGAACAGGGAATGACCCTAGCTTTCTCCAGCTATCATAGTGTTTGTTCACCTTCCACAGATAGAAGTAATAACGAATGTGCCGTATGAGTGGCCAACGGCTCATGGTTCTTCCTTCACGTTACAGGCATCAACAATGAACTGCGCCTGTTTGCGTTGTTCCTCTGAGATGTCTGTGTCTGTCGTTATCTCAGCAATCATAATGCCCTCACGCGAGAGGGCAATACAATTGGTTGCTACTTCTTCCCACGTCCACATCATGCTCTCCTTTGTCCTGCTGCTGCCCGTCGAAGGACAGTGAACTGTGCGCTTGTTAGGAAGCCTTTTTCCTTATACCATGCCTCGATGTTCAAGAGGAATTGATAGAAGCCTTTCTGTGGATTGGTATTTGCGAATGCTCTCTTGAACATTTCCATAACCATCTCGTCAGCCATCTCATCATCATTGTTGGATGGCTTGTGCTTGCCTGATAGGACTTCCTCCCAATTGACCTTGTGGGCCTTCAACTCCGCATTGGCCATGCGAATTGCGTTCAACGCCTCACCATCATGGTCAGACGTTGTCATCATCATTAGCTTGATCAGTCGTTCTGTTATCATCTGTTTGGTAGTGGCACCGGGTTTTTATTCCGGCTTTACCGTTTCAGCTACAGGCTGAGGAGCAAGCGAGCTTCAACTGGCCACCCTTTTGTTACATCACGTCAGAGTTTGGCTCTGCTGTCGGTTCATCATCCACTTCGATGTCCTTAGAACCGGCCGCAAATGCCTGATGGAGTGACTTTGCTTGCGCGTATATCTCTGGTGGTGTAGGACGGCCAGAGGAGATATCAAACACAGACCAATCACCAGCGGCATTTGATCTGTCCTTCGTCTTCAAGCGATAGGTGTACGCGAATGACGGAGCAGTATTGCCTGACGGCAATCGCTTGCTGTTCATCGTGAACATCCACTGCTTGGAGACAGTGTGGCCTGTAGAGGCGAAGGGGAGGACGTAGGGAAGGACAGCGCCATCATCCTTGATCACGAAGCCAATGTGGTATCGCGTCTCGATGATCTCATTCCCATTCGGCATCATCATGCGACGCCGGTTGGGGTTCTGTTTGTCCTTTACCTCCTTCACTTCCTTCGGAATGGTCTTGTGTCGAGCTACCAAACCACCGCCGCTGTCGCGTGGGATCCACTCGACATAGTCCTTGGTGAAGTAGCAAGAGACAAATTCAAATCCCTTGTCGCCCTTCACCAGCGGTGGCTCGCAGCCTTTCAACAAGATGTCTCCCGGCTCTGCGCCTTCAATGAACTCCGCTTTCTTCTTGTTCAGCTGCGGAGACAATGATTGGAGGACGCGGGCAATCGGAACAAGATTGTCCTCCTGCTTTGCTGATACACCCAGCCCAGCATCTTCCTCGTACATCGACAATTGCTTGGCGTCTGCGTCTTGTACCTTCTGTACTTGTTTGGCCATCTTAATCCTTCCTCTCTTTCAGCTTCACTACTTGTCCAACGGTTCCACCAATCACATCGAGTGGTGGCAAGTCCTCTCCGCTTTCTACTTGCTCCCTCAACCACGCGGTCAAAGTGCCCGGATGAACGGATTGTTTTACTTCTGGATGGTATGCCTCCAGTTGCTTGATCAACTTCGCTGCTTGCGCTCTTGCTTCGCGTGGAAGCGATATTGTTACTTGCGTCTTGATCAAGTCTCCGTGTCCATTGGTATCGAGCCAATTGAACGCGGCATCACGCTTCTCCTCGCCCCAACCTGCTGCTATGTTTGCTGCATAGTAAGGACCAAGCTTGGCAACCATCGATGGCAGGTTGCCTTCTGCTGGGAGACCCACTTCATCAACACCGGCCTCAAACATCAAATCCGGTAGTTCATGATGGTAGATTGTATTGAGAGTTTGCTTCTTATGTTTGATACGTTCTTCAAGGTCCGTGATCTCTTTCTCAAGATCACGCGCACCTGCCGCTGTCTCGCGAATGCGAGTTAGAATGTCACTGTTCATGATTTGCTCTCCTCAATAGACGAATGGTGGACTAAATAATTTGAAAAGGAAAGCGCTATTTTCTTTTCATAAAGAATAGGCTTAGGCTTACGCTTCAACGGAGCAAATCATGAAACTGCCAGCACTCAACAGTTACATATCACGCATTGGCGCGGAGCAACTCAACTTCCGCCGCTACATGATCAAGGATCATAAAGGTGCATACTACACGGAGCGTGCATACATCAAGGTCAATCCTGACGGCACCATATGGTGTTCAAACATAGAGTACGCGCCAACAGAAGAAGAAGCAAAAGATATTGCCGCTGAAATTATCAAGATTGATTTTCCACGTGCCATCGAGGCTTCGGAGAGTGAGCTGGATGAGCTGCGGAAGAAAGTGCGTGGTGCGTTGTTCCCTTGTTACAGTCGCGCAACAGGTTGCGTAGTGATGGCACAGGAGCGCGTTCAGATATCTCCGGAGTCAAAAGCCTACCTGCCATGGACATTGTTTTCGGATGGCGAATGGCGGCAGATGGAACCGGACGGAGCGCTGCCATTCTGGAAGCCCAAGGAGCGGCGCAAGAGTTCAATCATGATACATGAAGGCGCGAAGTCAGCGGAGTATGTTGAGCGGCTAATTGCCGAAGGAGGAGAACATCCGTGGATGGATGTGCTCAGTCGATATGAGCATTGGGGAATACTGGGAGGCGCGTTGGCGCCACACCGGGCAGATTATCAAGAGCTTGTAAGAGAGAAGCCAACTGAAGTCATCTATGTCTGCGATAACGATTGGCAGGGAAAGAGTATGTTGCAGGAAGTGGCAAGGCATTATGGCAAGGCCATGAAGGGCATTATGTTTGATAACATGTGGCCACCGTCTTGGGACTTAGCAGATCCAATGCCCAAGGCCATGTTCACTAAGGCCGGGAGATATATCGGACCACCACTTGAACAGCTTACACGCCACGCAACATTCGCTACAGAGCTAATACCAAACAAGAAGGGACGGCCAACCGTGGTCCTGCGTCGATCATTCCGCGAGGAATGGTATCATTGTGTCGTACCAGAAGTGTACATCAACAAGGAATGGCCTGACAGGGTGCTGGGTCCGAATGAATTCAATAATGATGTGCGTCCATTTTCGGATGTGGATGATACTGCGAGGCTGTTGAAGATGGATGCTGCTAGCAAGACCGCGATCTTGCGCTATGCTCCCGGCTATCCACCAGGCATCTTCGGCGCAGGAGGAGAAGGACGCTTCATCAACACACACCGGCCTTCGGATATCAAAGGCGAGAGAGGAAGCGCAGCGCCATGGATGGAGTTCATGGAACATCTAATCCCGGACGATGGTGATAGGTTGGAGACGCTACGGTGGGTTGCTACGCTGATTGCGCGTCCAGCGACACGGATGCACTACGGACTGTTGTTGATTAGCGAGCGCCAAGGCGTTGGCAAGGGAACACTAGGCGAAAAGATACTGTGCCCGATCATCGGCAAAAACAATGTGTCGTATCCGACAGAGGAATTGATTGTCAACTCACAATACAATTATTGGCTCGCGCATAAACGCCTCGCTGTTGTTCACGAGATATATGCTGGTCATTCTTCGAAGGCATACAACCGATTAAAAAGCACAATTACAGACAAGCATATTCAAGTGTCGAAGAAGTACATGGCGAATTATGAAATTGAAAATTGGATCCACATCTTTGCCTGTTCAAACTCTATGCGCGCAATACAACTGTCATCTGATGATAGACGGTGGTTTGTTCCGCGTGTGACAGATGAGAAGAAGCCATCAACATATTGGGCCGCGCTCAACTTGTGGCTGAATGAAGAAGGAGGATTGCAAATCATTCGCGGTTGGGCAGATACTTGGTTGAAGAAGAATGATCCTGTATTGACCGGTGACGATGCTCCGTGGTCAACTATCAAGATGGAAGTGATCGAGGAGGGAATGTCTCCCGGACAGCATCTTGTCGCGCATGTGTTGAAGGAGTTGAAGTCAGAAATAAACGGAGAGCAAAGGGCACTTGTCGCTGATACGCATCTTGTCCAATTGATCAAGGATCAGCTTTATGACGGAAGGCATAATGACCGTCTTGAACGGCCACTCACTATCCGGAAGGTGGCCAAGGCAATGGGCTGGCACGTCTCGAAAGGACGCGCTCACATAAAAGAATGGGGAACGCGGCTCGATGGTCCGAGGCTCATCTGTTCCCATGAGGAGGACGCCAACCGCGCTCCCGGAGAATTGGCAAAAGAGGGGCGCACGCTTGTCAAAATCGGTGAATTCTATAACAAACATAAAGGCTTATGATTGAAAATTGGAAAGAAACCAAAACGGATTTTACCCCTGTTTCTCTAAACCTCCCAATCAAACAGCATAGATATAATAAGTAGAAAGAATTGGAAAGTGGGGTCTTTTTTGGTTTTCGGTTTCATTTCGTTTCCGGCGCTCTCCCTCCTATAACTTGATTGCATGGAGGAGATTTGCTTTGCTGCTCCCGGCCAGACATGACTACCCTAACGCCGCAAGGGTCAAGTCATGTCTGCCTCCTCCTATCATAATCATATCTGGAGGCAATCATGGTTGACCTTGTTATTGTGGCCACCAACGTCAAGGCAGGAGCAGATGCTACCAAGGAGAACGGAATTGCTGGCGAGGCGATTGTTGCTGGCGATCTAGTCTACAAAGGTCTTGGTGGCAAATACTTCAAAGCAGATAATGACTCTGTTACAGCTGGTGCTAACCAGATACGTGGCTTTGCTCTTAACAGTGCGCCGGCAATTGATCAACCTCTTACAGTTCAAACAAACGGCGACATAACGCTAGGCGCGGTGCTTATTGCCGGTGCTACTTACTTCCTATCAAATGGGCCCGGCAAACTCTGCCCGGACGCGGATGTTGGCGCTGGCGAGAAGGTCAATCTGGTAGGTACAGCGCGATCTACTTCTGTGCTAACTATTGATCCCTCCTTCCCTGGTGTGACGCGTTAGTGGTAGGTCTGTACACCTATCGTTGGCAGAAGGCTAGGCTACAGTACCTGCGTACTTACCCCCTGTGTGTTATGTGTGGGAAGAAGGGGCTGTTTGTTAAGGCGGATGTGGTTGATCATATAGTCCCGCACAAAGGTGATATGAATTTGTTTTGGGATAGGAATAATTGGCAAGCGCTCTGTTACGATCACCACAATGTTGACAAGCAGAGGATGGAGCTTGGTGGTAGAGAGAGATGCGAGCCTGATGCTGATGGTTGGCCTAGTTCTGGTTGATAGATTTTTTATCAAGCAAAGGGGTACGGGGGGTGGTGAAAAAAATAAAAATGGCAGCGCGTCAAGAG